AGCGTTCTCAAATGCACAAAATGCCAGTGGTGAATTAGTGTTACTCATGAACCCGTCGCTTGCGACAGGTTTACAATTAATGCGTAACGCACTTGACCAGTACGAGTTCCCGATGGTTTCGCGAAATGGTGGTAGTGTTCTGGGACATACAGTTATTACGGGTGATAATGTCCCTGTGAACAGCCTAATCATGCTAAAACCTACTGATATCTACCGAATTGGTATGGAATCATTACAAGTAAGTATGACGGATTCAGCGACTATTGAAATGTCGGATAATCCGGCAATGGCGTCTGATACCCCTACAGGTCCTACTGGCAAAATGGTTAGCATGTTCCAAACAGAATCGGTTGCGTTCAAAGTTGTTATGCCAATTAACTTTGCACGTCGTCGCGAATCTGCGGTTGCATGGGTTAATGACGCGGACTATGGTGGTTTAGTCTCTACCTAAGTTTAATTTAGTAGTGTAGAATTAAAGGCGATCTCATTGGGGTCGCCTTTTTTCTTTGAGGAAAAGACCATGTTAATTTCAGTATTAAAGCGCCACCCGCACGGTGGGATGTACCGCGAACCAGGCACAACCTACGATTGCCCTGAACGTAAAGCCCGATTATTAGTTTCTATTGGAAAAGCAAAATATACAGAAACAGAAGAATTAGCACCCCGCGGTACCTATTTAAATACAAGTATGGTAACCGCACCCCATGTCACTAAAGACGAGATAACACCCAACTCCGAAATTAAGATCACAGATTCAGCACGAGAAATTTTAGAAACCGCGGGTGTCGAAATTGACTCAGTTACAGGCACGGGAAATAATGGCGCAATAACAAAGCGTGACGCAGAGCGTGCTACTAAATAATGTGGTTTTTCGGTAAGAAAGCGAACGCAACTGCCATAGCCTCGGAATCGGTACAGGGGTGGACCCGAATTTTCGATTGGAAGTCAGGCGCGTGGCAAGCTAATATGCCCTATGAAGGCGATGAGGCGGTATTGTCTCACCCTACGGTATTCGCGTGCCAAACGCTAATTGCAAGTGATATATCTAAGTTACGACTCGTATTCCAAAGAGTTAAAGACGATATTTGGGTAGATTGGCCGCAGCATAAATTTGTAAAGTTGATGAAACGGCCTAATAGCTATCAAAATACTATTCAGTTTTTGGAAGCTTGGGTACACTCAAAGCTAAGTCACGGAAATACGTATGTCCTTAAGGAATTTAATCCTTCTGGACAAATTGTGGCATTACACGTACTTGAGGCTATGAACGTAACTCCACTTATTTCAGAGTCTGGCGAAGTTTTTTACCGATTAGCTAAAAGTGCGTTAGCGGGCTTAGATGGTGAGGATATAACGATACCCGCAAGGTATTTGATCCATGACCGTTTTAACTGCTTATATCACCCATTAATAGGCTTATCTCCAATATTTGCGGCCGCAATACCCGCACTCACCGGACTTACCGCGCAAAAGAACATGAGCAAGTTTTTTGTAAATGGGTCTAACCCTAGTGGGGTGTTAACGGCGCCCGGCCCAATTACGGATTCTACTGCACTTCGCCTAAAAACATACTGGGAAGAAAGTTTCTCAAAAGATAAAATAGGTGGCGTTGCAGTCGCTGGAGATGGGTTAACTTTCCAACAAATGCGGATGTCCAACGTAGACGCTCAGGTTATTCAACTAATGGGCTGGAATGACGCCAAAATATGCGCGGTGTACCACGTACCTAGCTATATGGTTGGTGTTGGAGAAATGCCTAAGTTTGATAACATTGAAGCGTTGACGCAAGCGTACTACTCTCAGTGTCTTCAAATACTTATAGAGTCTTTAGAACAACTAATGGACTATGGGTTAGGGATAGTAGAAAGTGAGCGAACACAGCTTGACGTGGATGGGGGGCTGTTCCGGATGGACTCAGCAACTCGAATGGAAACAATGGGCGTGGGTATCACAAAAGGCTTAGTAGGCCCTAATGAGGGTCGTAAAAAACTTAATCTACCGGCGGTTGAGGGTGGCGATACGCCATATCTTCAAGAACAAAATCATTCTCTTGCATTTCTCGCGCTAAGAGATAGTCAAGGTATTGCTCCTCCTGAACCCCAACCAAACTTCGACGAGGCGATTAAGGCTCTTGACGACTTACTGTATACAGTAAAATTATTTTAAGGCCAAAATCATGAATATGTCCCAATTTGCAATTGAACTAGTTTCACGGATCAAGGATTTAGTTGGCCCAGAGATAGCCGCTATTAAAGAGCTAATGGCCGCAAAAGATTTGGAAATTACTAGTTTAAAAGAAGAAATATCACATGTTCGTAAATCTATTCCCTCCCCTGTGGATTTAGAACCACAACAATTGCAAATTAAAAACCTTTCAGAACAGATACAAATACTTCGAGGGGAAATGCTAACGGAAGAAAGTTTAGCAACTAAGGTAGCGGCGATTGTCATACCTGAGCCTATTGCAGGTAAGGACGGCGAATCTATATCGATTGATCAAGTTAAAGAAATGGTTGTTAAACAGGTAGCGGAGATTGTCATACCTGAGCCTATTGCGGGTAAGGATGGCGAGTCGGTATCCCTTGACCAAGTTAAAGAAATGGTTGTTAAACAGGTAGCGGAGATTGTCATACCTGAGCCTATTGCGGGTAAGGACGGCGAATCGATATCGATTGATCAAGTTAAAGAAATGGTTGTTGAACAGGTAGCGGCGATTGTCATACCTGAACCTATTGCAGGTAAGGACGGCGAATCGATATCGATTGATCAAGTTAAAGAAATGGTTGTTGAACAGGTAGCGGCGATTGTCATACCTGAGCCTATTGCGATTGAGCGAGTTAAAGAAATGGTTGTTGAACAGGTAGCGGCGATTGTCATACCTGAGCCTATCGAGGGCAGGGAAGGACCTGTAGGAAAGGACGGCCGAGATGCGGTAGATATCGAAATTCAACCCTCAATTGACCAAAGCAAACAATACCCAAGAGGAACCTACGCGATTCATGAAGGTGGTTTATGGAAGTCTTTCCAATCAACAAACAAAATGCATGGGTGGGAATGCGTAGTCTCCGGAGTTAAAGGCTTCGCAATTGACCAAACCGACGATCGTAATTTCTCGTTAAGTATTGAGGATAGCAAAGGAATAAAAGCAGTTTACGATTTCTCCATGCCTGTTCTAATATACAAGGGTGTTTGGAGACAAGGAAAGTACGAAAAAGGAGACTCGGTAACTACCGCGGGAAGTGTGTGGTACGCCAATAGAACAACACAAGAGAAGCCCGGAACTGGAAATGACGACTGGACACTTGCAGTTAAAAAAGGTCTTGATTTGCGAGGAACTAAGTAATGGACGCTTTCGTTTGTTTAGACGACCAAAAAGAATATTCTCGTATTCAGCATGACGCGCTAGATTTTACGATCAGTACTATTATAGAAGCGGCAAGTGCCAATATTAAACGCTACTTAAAGGGGACTTCGCCCTATGAGGAGGATGAAGATAGTAGCGCGGTTCCAATAGTACGGGCGGAGGTAAGGCTTGCAGTATTGGTAGAAGTTGACCGGTACCTTAAACTAGATACTACTAAAATAACGGCTAAGGATAACTATATTTCCGACGCGGCGATAGCCCTGCTATACCAGTTAAGAGACCCTACTTTTTTATGAACCACCTAATAACTATAGAACGTAGAGGTAATGATACCCAAGACCCAGAGTCTGGCGAAATTATCCCAAATTGGGAACCGTTCAAAGAGAATATATTTTGTGATATTTCAGCACTTTCTGCTAGAGAATATATACAAGCAAAAGCGGTTCAATCTGATATATCCGTACGCATAAAAATACCGTTTATCCGTGACCTCGAACCTGAAAATGATATTGAGTCAAATATGCGAATAATTGGTGTATGTAGGTGTCACTTAGGTAGGATTTATAACCCTAAAGGCATTCTCGAAGATAATATAACGGGTCAAGAGTATGTCACTATCCCATGCTCTCAAGGTGTCAACAAAGGCTAAATGTGGAGCTTAAGGGACAGACCTGCATCATAATTGCTTCTGGGCCTTCTTTAGCGTTGGAACACTATTCAGACCTTAAAATTGCAAGGGATTCAGGTCTTCCTGTAATTGTAGTTAATTCCACGATTGAAGTTGCTCCTTGGGCGGATGCAATATATGCAGCTGATATCGGATGGTGGCGATACAACCAGACTAAGGTAATTAAAAGTGTAGAACGTTGGACCGGATCTGAGTCCGCAGCTACCCTGTATAAATGCAAGTACCATCCTATAAAAGTTAAACCCGGCCACAACTCAGGCGCGAACGCAATTGAACTAATAGCAAATGTATTTAAGTCCCCCCGAATATTACTTTTAGGTTTCGATGTTTCTGTGGAACTTGGAGTTCACCACCACCAAGATCACAAGAATAGTCATAACCCAAGTCCTGAAAGATGCGCCAAATGGCACCCTCAATTTAGATCGGTAAAAGAACTGATAGGGTCAACTGAAATAATAAATTGCTCTAGGTTTTCCGCGCTCTCCATATTTCCTAGAATGCAAATAGAAGAAGCAATACTGAAGTGAAAGCGTTCCTCAATTTAAGGCATTCTAATAATGAGCGGTCGCGATTGTTTGAGGGGGGACTGCAAGCTATTGGATACGAAGTTGTTTATGGCGTTCCTAAATCTCCTGACAAGAATGATATTTTAGTAACGTGGAATAGAATTCATCGCTTAGATGCAGAAGCAAAAAAGTTTGAGGCTAAAGGCAATAAAGTTCTAGTTGTAGAGAATGCGTCTTGGGGAAACTCGTTTTGTGGGGAATCCTGGCTTCATATTGCACGAGGGCTACATAATACCGCCGGGTGCGTCGATTACTTGGGGCCGGACCGTTTTGACGACCTACACGTAGATCTTTCGCCCTGGCGAAATGAGGGGGGTGTAATAATAATCCTACAAAGAGGAATAGGCTCAAGTCCAGTTGCGATGCCGCAATCTTTTCAAAGAGATGTAACCCAAATACATAAAGGGCGTATTAGGAGACATCCAGGAAAGCTGGCAGTACGTAGTTTAGAAGAGGACCTTAAAGATTGCGCCGAGGTAGTAACGTGGTCAAGTGGTGCCGCAATTAAGGCGCTTCAACTTGGGATAAGAGTTAAGTCCTACTATCCAAACTGGATCGGGGCTCAAAATAATACTGACGAAGGACGACTACAGATGTTTCAGCAACTTGCTTGGGCGCAGTGGCGGCTATCTGAAATAGGAAGTGGGTATGCGTTTAGTAAGCTATTGACCCCGGACTCAACATCGCTTAATCTCAAATGCTAAAAAGACAAGGAAGGTAGCATGAAATTACTGATAACGGGGAAGGGGCATTCAGGCTCGTGGGCTATCCGGGGGGTTCAAATGGGTGGGCAGGTAGGTAAGGTTGTTCCGAGGGCTTCTCTACAAGAAATGATGAAATCTGACATCATAGTAGCTGTTAAAAGGTTAACCCCAGATTTTTTAGCAAACATTAGAAGGTCGGGAAAGCCATGGATTTGGGACATAGTAGATTTTTACCCTCAACCCCTTTGCTCGGGGTGGTCGAGAGCCCAAGCAATTAGTTGGGTGCAAGACCAGTTAGCATTTGCTAAACCTGATGGAGTAATATTCCCAAATAGAAGAATGCGCGATGAAATAGTCTACAACGGTGTAACGATATATCACCATGCTAGGCCTAATGCTGAGATAAACCCTATTAGGAAAGATATTAAAATTATAGGCTACGAGGGGAGCGAAAAATTCATAGCGCAGTGGCGTGAAATAATAGTGCGTCAATGTTCTCTACGGGGGTGGCAATTTCGAGTTGGAATGCCGCTTAATGAGGCCGACATTGTTCTAGCCGTTAGGGACGATGTACATGCAGGATATGCGCAGAGGCGGTGGAAGTCGAATGTTAAGCTTGCAAACGCACACGCGACGGGTACACCTTTTATAGGAATGGTTGAAAGTAGTTATTTAGAGACGAGTTCGGGAATGGAACATTTTGTGAGCGATGAAGAAGGATTATCTTCGGCTTTTTATGCGCTTAGAGACCAAGAAGCCAGGGTAAGGGTACAAACAGAATTTTTAAGGAACGTAATTTCCCTAGACCAGGTTTCTCAACAACTGAGGGGGTATGCGGAAAAAGTACTTAATAGTAAGTGAATATTTTATTTTTAAATGTACCAAACCTATCCAGCAAAGCGCGCGTATTTCTTAAAGAATTCTTTAATGCTACAGTTGATTTGGGGTACACCTGTGAATTTTTACCAGAGTATAAACCCTGCGAAATATTAGTTATTTATGGGCCAGGAGGAGCTAATCGTTTTCACGTAGGTAAAAAACACGTTGAGGAAGGAGGAATCCTCGTATGTTTTGACCTGGGTTATTGGGGAAGAGAAGAGATCAATAGAAAGTATAGGGTATCTATTAATGGATTACACCCACAGTCAGTTATGGAAGGGGCTCGACCATGTTCAAAGCGATACTTTAGAGACCAAGTTTCGGCTAGGCCTAATAGGCTAGAACCGCTAGATGGACCCATACTTCTTATTGGAAATGCACCTAAGTCAATTGCAGTAGGCGCCGAAAATTGGACCGCCAATATGTCAACACTTCTTCGTAGAGTGTTTCCTAATAAAGAAATAAGTTATCGACCTAAGCCGGGTAGACCGCAGGAGGTAAAGGTCTCATATGATACTATTTCAAAAGGGCCGGTAGACGCCGCAATCCTAAGTTCGTCGCTAGTGGTTTGCCGACACTCAAATGTAGCGATAGACGCGTGTAAACTAGGAGTACCCGTAGTCGCGGAGCTAGGTGCGGCAAACTGCATTTACCCAAAGGCAATTCGCGACTATATTATTCAGCCCCCCCATAAAGTAAGACAAGAATTTCTAGAAAGGTTAGCATACTGGCAATGGGACATAACGGAAGGACTTGCATTTTGGCAATGGTTCTTCACAACACAAGGTAAAATAAATGAAACTTAATATAGGTGCAGGAAAACAAACATGGCCAGAGTTCTTTTGCATAGATGCCGTTGAAAATGTGAAAGCAAGCCGCCCATTAGATCTGATACATGCTTTTGAGTTTGAAAAAGACGGTGCGCTAAAGAACCCGCTTCCCCTCGAAAACGAAATAGCGGAAGAAGTACACAGTTACCACTTCATCGAGCATATCTATTTTTGGGAAGCAGAGAATATTGTAAAAGAATTTCATCGATTACTAAAAGAAGGTGGAAAACTTATTATAGAGTGCCCCGATATTATGAAATGTGCCCATAACTTTATTAATGGACGCACAGATCAGATGGGTATGTGGGGGCTATATGGGGATTGGGCTCATAAAGACCCCTTTATGATGCATAGCCACGGGTATCACCCCGCAAC